TTATGGCTACTTCAACTATTGCAATCGATACAGAACTATCCGCAGTCAATTCTATCTTGGGTGCCATAGGTCAATCTCCACTAACAACTTTAAATTTTACAAACCCAGAAACAGCATTTATTTACAATATCTTTCAGGAAGTTATTAAAGATGTTTTAAATGAAGGTTGGCATTTTAATACTGAAGAACATGTAAAAGTTTCTCCAGAAACATCAACTGGTTATATTCCTATACCTACTAGCTACTTACGTTATGACGTAACCGATGGTGAGATTGATAGAAATATGGATGTTGTTAGAAGGAATGACAGATTATATGACAAGGTAAAACATACAGATGTCTTCACTAAAGATCTTTATTTAAACGTTGTTTACTTATATACCTTTACCGATATCCCTTCAGTATTTCAAAGATACATAATTGCTAAAGCATCAACTAGAGCAGCTACTCAATTAGTTGCTAACAGTGAATTAGTAAAACTTTTACAAGGGCAAGAGGGTTTAACTCGTGCTGCTGTTCTTGAATATGAATGTAATCAAGGAGATCATTCATTCTTTGGTTGGCCGCATGAAACAGCTTATAGACCTTATCAACCATACAATTCCTTAATTAGATAATGAGCAGTGTTACACAACTTATACCGACATTAACGGGAGGAATCTCTCAACAAGCAGACGAATTAAAAGTCCCGGGACAACTTAATGTCGCAGACAATGTATTACCTGACATAACACATGGTTTGATGAAACGTCCCGGTGGAAAATTAGTAGCATCTTTTAGTGATGGAACCAATAACTCAGTTACAAATGGTAAATGGTTTCATTATTACAGAGATGAAAAAGAACAATATATAGGACAAGTGAGTAGAACTGGTGATATTAATATGTGGATTTGTGGTGATAATTATGAAGAAAACACTACAAATACAGCTACTTTTACTCGTAGTTCGGCAACCATCACAGTTACTAAGTCGAGCCACGGTTTAACAACAAACGATTTTATTGATATTGTTTTTAGTGGAAATACAACTGCAACAAATAATCGTTATCAAGTTGTTTCAGTAGTAGATACTAATAATTTCACAATAACAGATACTGCTAGTGGAACTATAAGCAACACAGCTTGTACTTATGGGAAACGGTTAAAAGCTGCCGGAGATGAAATGACCGTTACTTACGATTCATCTACATCATCAGCATTAACTTCATATCTTACACATAGTAATGATGAAGATATACAGACTCTTACAGTAAACGACTATACTTTTTTAACTAATAGACAGAAAACAGTAGCAATGGATTCTACTGTTGAAGCAGCTAGACCTCCTGAAGTTTATTTAGAGTTAGATCAAATTAAATATGCTAGTCAGTATTCTTTAAATTTATTTGATAATACAACTACTACATCAGTTTCAACAGCTACACGAATAAGTGTTGAGCTAGTAAGGTCAAGCAATAATTACTGTACTAGTAGTGGAGCTATGTCTAGCCACACAGCTAGAGTTAATAACACTACAAGATGTAGTGGAGCAGGAGAAAGCTCAGATGACAGAGCACCAAACGTAGCTACAAGAATATTTGATATTACAAGTGGTGGTACATTAGTAGATACAAATGCTACTTCAACTGTTGGTGGAACAGATTTTTCATATCAAGTAAATATTTATAATAGTAGTGGTACCTCTGGTCAAACTGGTAGAAAAAATCTATATTTTAGAATTACTACTACTGGGCAATCTACGCCCGTAGGAAGTGGATCTAACGTTGAGTATAGAACTAGATATACAACTACAAATGACCTTCTATATGGAGGTGAGGGGTGGCAAACAGGAGATCATGTATATGTCTATATGAAAGATGGTTACTACAAGGTAACTGTTGAAGATACAAGTACAACTGAAGTGCAAGCAAACCTTGGTTTAATCAGACCTACACCTACTTCTTTTGATACTAAAACAACTGTTACCGGGGAATCTATATTAGGAACTTTAAGACAAGAAATTATAGATACTGGAAATTTTACAAGTGCTAACGTACAACAGATTGGTAATGGATTATATATAACCAGAGCATCAGGAAGTTTTAATGCTTCAACTCCTAACAGCCGTTTAATGAATGTTGTTTCTGGAGAAGTATTAACCGTTGAAGATTTACCTAAGCAATGTAAGCACGGCTTTGTTGTAAAAGTTGCTAATAGTCAATCTGAAGATGATGATTATTATTTAAAATTCTTTGGTAACAACGATAGAGATGGTGATGGTGTTTGGGAAGAATGTGTTAAGCCCGGAGTACAGATAAGGTACGACAAGGCAACTATGCCTATTCAATTAATACGTACTAACGCAACGACATTTACTTTGTCTCAAGTTACTTGGGAAGATGCACAGGCAGGAGATACAGATGCTTTAAACGGTACTAATCCTAGAGCTTCATTTGTTGGTAAGCAAATCAATAAAATGATTTTCTTTAGAAATAGATTATGTATGTTATCTGATGAAAATGTAATTATGTCTCGTCCAGGCAACTTCTTTAACTTCTGGGCTAAGACTGCTACAACTTTTTCAAATGTAGACGTTATTGATCTTTCTGTTAGTTCTGAATATCCAGCTATTGTTTATGATGCTATACAGATAAATGCAGGATTACTTTTATTTACTAAAAATCAGCAATTTATGCTGACAACTGATAGTGATATTTTAAATCCAAGTACAGCTAAAATAAATGCTTTAGCATCCTATAACTTTAATCATAAAACTAATCCAATATCGTTAGGTACTACAGTTGGTTTTCTTGATAATGCAAATAAATATAGTAGATTTTTTGAGATGTCACGACTTCTTAGAGAAGGTGAACCTACTGTTGTAGAGCAAAGTAAAGTAGTATCTAAACTATTTGCAAAAGATTTAAAACTTATATCTAATTCAAGAGAAAATAGTTTAATTTTCTTTAGTGAAGAAGATACATCAACTCTTTATGGATATCGATATTTTTCATCAGGAAATGAAAGACCGTTAGAATCATGGTTTACATGGACAGTAACTGGTCTTATTCGTTATCACTGTATGCTTGATGACGCTTTATTTGTTGTTGTCAGCAATGATAATAAAGATCAGCTTTTAAGATATTCAGTAAAACTTGATGATCTAGGTCATTATGTTACTGACGGAGAAGATTACCCAATACATTTAGATCACAGTACAAGCGTTACAACTAATGCTAATGCTTTTAACTCAGTTACTAATAAAACTACTGTTGCTAAACCTACAGGATTTGAAAGTATCTCTGGCACCATAGTTGCTTTTGATACTGATAGCGGAAACAATTTAGGCAGATATGCCGTAGGAACTGTTAATGGTTCTAACGTTGAATTTTATGGAAATTGGTCTAGTGAAACATTTGTAATTGGTTATCTATTTGAAATGAAGATTGAATTACCAACTCTTTATTTTCAATATCCATCAGGTGAAAACTGGAGATCAGATACAAGATCAGATTTAATAATTCATAGAATTAAATTTAGTTTTGGTGATATTGGAGTTTATTCAATAACTATTGATAGAAAAGGAAAACCTTCATATACCGAACAACGAGAAGTAAATAATGCAAACACAATGAATGCTAATACTTTGACTTTCTTAGATAGAAGTTTAGAGACAATTCCTTGTTATGAAAGAAATAAAACATTAACAGTAAAAGTTACATCACAACATCCCTCTCCAGCAACAATAGTTGGATTTAACTGGGAAGGAGATTACAACACTAAATCATATAAGCGTGTCTAAATACATCTACCCTGCAACATTGGAAGCTGCACTTCATGTAGCTTCTAATTTGTTACCAGATGATCGTTCGGAAGTAGTTGAGGGTCATGGACATGATCCTGAAAATGCCATAGTAGTAGGAATAAATAACTGTGACTCTGTGTATTTTAAAGTACCGAATGATGAAATAGCCGGAATAGCGGGAGTATATAAAGATGGGCAAATCTGGATGCTCTGTACTCAAGCTATTTATAAATATCCTCATACCTTTGCTAGAGAAGCAAAGCGTTTTATACAAAGTAGAGAAGAGAAGTTGCTTTGGAATATCGTTGATAAACGAAACAAAGTGCATTTAAAACTTCTTAGGTTCCTTGGGTTCAAATTTTTAAGGGAACTAAAACATGGACCAAATAATTTATCCTTTATAGAATTTTGCCGTGTTAGGAGCAGTATTAGGGGGTGCTAGTAAAATCTTAGGTGGCATAGCTGCAAGTAAAGCAGCGAAAGCAAGAAACGCAGCTGCACGACGCAACTGGGAACGCCAAATGGAAATCCGTAAAAGACAATGGTTTCAACAGCTGTCTGTTTATGGTGCCAAGGTTAACAAGTACACCACACAATTAAATGAAAACGACCTAGCAGCTAATAGAGGTTACGCCCAAGCTCAAGCTGCACTAGGTGCACAACAAAGTAAAGCTTTAGCTGAAAGTGAAGCTGACTTTATAAAATTTGCAAATAAAACACTTGGCGTACGTGCAGCAAGTGGACAAACAGGAAGAAGTGCAATGAGAGGAGACAAATTAGATTTTGCAGCGTTACAAAGAAAAGTCGGAGAAAAAGCTTTTTTATTAACTAAATCAAGAGAAGCATATGAAACTCAAGTTGAAGGAATTAGAAATCAACAGAAGAGTGCCAGAAATAAACTATATGGCAATGTTATGTTTACACCTGTGGCAAGCGTACCTCCAAACTATCCCCCAATGGAGAATACATCTATGCCAATTATTCAAGGATTCTTAGGAGCTGCTGCTGGTATAGCCGGAGCTGGAGAACAAAGTACTGGAGTAGAAGATTTTAGTGCTTCCCCGGCACTACCTTATAACGATATTCAAAATGATATTTGGACAGGATAATGACTAATTCAGGATTTAACCCTATTAATTCAGAAGACTATGTAGCTCCCTTGCAGGAGAGTTATAAGGAAATTAATCAGGGTATGAACAATTACTGGGACCAAGAGATCAGTAATTACAATAGAGCTGCTGAAATAGCTGGTAAAGATATGCAAGCTTTAGCTGATATGTCCTCAACACTTGGTGAGTATTTTACTAAGAAAGATGAGGAGAGAAGAGCTAATGACAGAGCTAAAGGTTATATGTGGATGCAAGAAAATGGTATTGACCCAACAGATCAAATGGCATTTAAAGAAGCTGAAGCTAAAGCCAGAGCAGAAGGATACGTAATAAACGAAGAGATTCATAGTTGGGAACAGAAAGGAGGAGACATTTGGACTTCTGAAGCTTTCAGAGATTTAAATGCTTCTGAAAAACTTGGTGCTGTTTCTGCTTGGGCACAAATGCAAGCAGCTAACTATAACCCAAAAAAAGCAACTGAAGGTGCTATTAATTATGAAGAATATAATTCTGCTTTAACTGTTTATAGAAAAGAATTTTATAAAAAGTTTGGAGATATAAACCCAGCTATTGTTAACGAATATGTTTTTAAAACTGTAAAAGCAACTGATGCTAACAACTATGCTGAATGGTATGGACAAAGAGAGCAAGAAATACAAACTAACAGAAATGAAAAGTATGCAGGAGAATTAGAAGCATGTGTTAGAAGTGGTAATGGTACAGAATGTTTATTAAATTATCAAGCTAGTCAATCTATACATGGATGGGACAAAGGTAAATCTTCAAGAGAAGGTTTTAAAATTATGAAAGAGATGGCTAAGAATGGTACTCTTAACAAGGAAATGTATGTAGATATGCTGGCTGAGAATAGACAGTTTGAGCATGCTGGTAGAAAAGGTGGAATGGCAGATTGGAATACTGAGTTCTTTGAAGATATGAAAGAGATCTCTGATCTAATTGATGCTAAAGATTTGCGTGACTTTGAAGTTGGACAATCTAAGAAAAAGATGCAAAATGCTGAAGAGTACGAAGATCTAATTGGTTCATTTGAATGGGGTGAGTATGGTCTATATAAACCTCAACAAGAAAAACTAAGAAATCTTAAAAAAGAACAAGAAAGAAGATTTGGTTTTGCACATCCTAAATTAACTGATGATGCTATTAGCGGATTAGGTCATAAAGAAAACTACTACAAGGAACAAAAGGTAAAACTAAGAGAAGATATCTTAGCTGGAGAAGTTTGGTCTATTGAAGATGCTGAACGACTAGGTTATGAAATGCCTGTTTATGGCGATAAGAACATTCAAGATCTTTTAAAAAATCTAAATGCTGTTCGTTTTGATTATGAAACTCAAGCTGGCTATGTAGAAGATATGGTTCTTAGTAAAGCGGCAGTTACGAATGAAACTAAATCTTCTGAAGTTGCACAGATCATTACTTTCTTACAAGCCGAATTAAAGAAAAAAATGATAGCTGCTGCTATTGGTGATCCTGATGATAAAAATATAGGTAGTACTCAATTCCAACTATTACAAACTCAATTTATAGCGGATGTTGAAAATCCTGATGCTACTCAATCTAAATTTAGAACTAATGGACTTTGGCAGAATCCTTATGCTTTAAAAGAGAATGAATTAAAAATCTTACAGAGTGACAATATAACTGCTATCCAAAGAATTGATCGTTTGACTGCTAAAGGATTTGAAGAATCCGTTATGACAAAAGATACTTTTTTTTCTCCTCAACAGTTAATGGATTATGGTGAAGACTACAACAAAGGTCAATTTAAAGTACCATTACGGGCTGTATATGTAGCTCAGAAGTTTGGTAACAAACATCCAGAAGGAGGAGTATTAACAGGTTTAGATGTTATTAATTATCAGCGGGAAGCTATTGGTCTAGAACCATTAGAGAGACCTGATGTTTTAACTAATATTGAAAAACTAGATGATCTTTCTCAAGATGAATTAACTTACAACAAAACAGATTCTTCTGTTAATAGAGTTGTAGGTGCTACTAAAGAAGTTGCTCCAGAACTAGGTAACTCAATGATTCATCCTTTAGTACAGGAATGGTTAAATGAAAACTCACACCAATCTAAATTAAAAGGTGGAGAAAACATGTCTCTTACAGGATTCTGGCAACAAGCGAGAATGCTTGAAAATAAAATAAAAGAAACTTATACAGGTGATGATAAGATTCATCGAGTAATAGAAAGTATTAAAAAAGAGACTGATTCAGTATATAAAGATGCTATAAAAGGTGAACTTAAGGAAATGTCTAATGTAGACAGACAACAATGGAGAAGAAAGAAATATCTGGAAATGCTTTATAACAACCTTGGAGAAGAAGAGGTTGATAAATGGGTCGATGAGTTAGAACTTGATCAATTTGAGATGACTGAAGGAGCTAACGACTATGCAGATATGGCAGTATCTATGGATTTCTTAGCACCTTATGATTTTGATTTTAAAAATGTTCCTTTAGAAAATGGTAAGTTTTCTCCTTGGGATCAGAATCGTTGGACTCAATTGCAATATAAACATACAGGAGATATTCAATATTTAAATATGTTGAGACGTCCCGCTTTTATAAACAATGAATGAAGAAGAAAATGAAGTAGTATATCCGACGGTTACTGAAGAAACAAAACATCTAGGTGCTCAACTTATTGATAGTTTAACCCTAGGTGAACAACCTCCAGAAACAACACCACCTACGGATGGTGAGTCAGATACTACTTCCACTACTCCTGACGCATCCAAGGATGCAGTCGAACAAACAGTAGAAGAAGAACCAACTTTATTTGGTGAAGGTTACAAAAAGTCTTGGCAGGAAACTAATAAGTTTGATGCTAAGAATCCATTAACTTGGAGTCAGATTCCATCAGCTGCCGGAGCTGGGGTTACAGATTTCGGTATTGATTTAGTTAATAAAATTCCAAATGTAGCTATACCTAAGCTACCAAGATACGAAGATGACACTCTTAATTTTGTAAGAGACATTTCGGGATTTGTTATTCCTCAAATGTATATGGCAAAATACCTTACTGCTAAATCTTTGTTATTAAATGGCAAACTTAAGTGGAAATTAGGTCAAGGTGCTTTTGCTAGATTTTTTGGTAATGCTGGTATACAAGCCGGTACAGGTACTTTTGTTGATGCTGTTAATAAAAATAACGAAACAGATCACAACCTAATGGGCTCTATGAAAGAGAGCTGGCCAAAAACATGGGGTTGGATTCCTGATAACTTAGCTACTCTTGACAATGATTCTGCTGATACTAAAAGAATTAAAAATATTAATGAAGGTATTGGTTTAAGTTTTGTTAGTGACTTTTTACTAGGTGCTAATAAACTTATTAAAAACTTTAAAGGTGTAGATGAAGCTACTCAATGGGTACCTAAGAGTGAACAAGCCAAAGTTTATTTAAAAAATAAAAACAAAGGTTTTGGAAAATACTCTATAGACCCAACTGAAGATGCCATGATGCGTAACTCTGCAAAGAGAGACAAAGAACTAGATGGTATTGGTCAGTGGAATATGAGTCAGACAGATGATATCAATAAACCTATGAAAGGTGTACATGATATTTATGATGACTACGAAATTGGTTATAGATCAGCTGATGATGGCGGATTACTTGGAGCTGAGTTTGATTCTTATAGATGGCATAACAATATAGATTCTGTACATGGTAGAACTGGAAGTATCTTTACTCCTGGAGCTATGAAGAATAGCTTGGAGTTAGATGATCTAGGAATGAAGCAATTAAAAGCTATAAGTAAACGTGTTAAAGATACAGATATAGATTGGAAATCTTCAAAAGGTAGATATGTAAGTAAAGCTGACGTTACCAAGCATGGTGAAAGATTAGCTGCTGATCTCTACGATTTTGATAGTGTCGATGAAATGAAGAAGATCTTAGATAAAGATTACTTTAGAGGTATTGATGCTGACACTGGAATTAGGACATTAAGTTCAGAAGGTGTGGTAGGTGTGGTTGAAGCTATTGGTAGATATTTTGATGACTATATGAATATGGATTTAGCTAAAGCTCAAGCTTATGTTTCTGAATCTTTATCTGGTCAAGTATCTGATATGGCTGAAGGTGCGCGATATATGAATGGCACGCCTGCTGTTAAACAAGCTAAAGAGCATATACTGGACAGACTTGAGTATCTTATGAGAACCCAAGCTATGACTAAGTATGTGAGAGGTAGAGCATTATCAATGCTTAACTGGAAGCAAAAGCTTGGATTAGTATTTAGTAAATCAGATAAGAAAAATAAACTATTTGATGATGCTGTTAAATATATCGACAATGAAAAACAAGTTACAGCTGACCAATTAAAGCGAATTAAGGAAGAAACTAGAAGAACTATAAATTTAATTAAAGAGTTAGATAGAACAAAACCTCACATGCTTGAGCCATTAATGTTGGCATACGAAGTAACAGATGGAAATGTTAAAACTATTTCTCAATTAAATAATTTTATAAAAGGTTCTACAAGTGACTGGACAAAACTTATTTACAATAAGAATCCTGATATGCCATCTGCTTTAACACAAGCTGTATGGGGAAATATATATAACTCTGTTCTTTCTTCATTTGGTACACCGATTAAAGCTGGATTCTCAAACATGGTTCTTATGATTGAGAGACCACTTGCAACTTTTGCAGGGGCATTAAATAATCCTGAGACAATGCGACGTGCACAATATATGTACACAGTCGGAATGGTAGATACTCTTAAGCAAGCTTCTAAGCATATGGGAGTTGTATTTAGACAAGCATGGAAAGACCCTAGTTCTGTCAATTACATAATGAGATCTGACATAGCAGTTCAAAACGATAAGACTATGAAAGCTCTTAGATCATTTGCTGATGCAAAAATGATGGAAGGATATGAAGGTCCATCTGCCATGCTTCATAGAATCGAAGCTATGAATGAGTTAGCTGAACATCCTGTTTTACGATTTAGTGCAAATGCTATGACAGCGTTTGACGGATTTACCAGATCGTTTATAGGTAGTGTAGAAGCTAGAGGACAAGCATTTGATTTACTTAAAACCAGTAAAGGTCCTATAAATGAAAGACAGTTAAAAGCGATAAGTAAAGGTATATACGATGGAATGTTTGACGAAACTGGGATGATTACTGACAAAGCTGTTAGTAACGCCAGTAGAGAAATAGCAATGAACATGGATATGCCAGTTATCGAAGGTATGAATGATTTACTTAGACATGTTCCAGCTCTTAAACCTTTTATGATGTTCCCTCGTACAGCAGTTAACATGATTGCTTACACAGGAAGTCATAACCCAATTGGTTTATTTGCTAGAGGTTTAAATGATTTTAAATATGCGTTTGATGACCCTAGAACTACTCAATCAGCTGTAACCGATTTATTATCTGCTAGAGGTGTTGATGTAAATAAAGTAGATATACGAGCTGCTTATGACACTCTTAGATCAGAGCATCTTGGTAGAAAAGCAATAGGTACACTTAGTGTTATGTCTGCTATTGGAATGGTGACTACTGATAGTCTTCATGGCAATGGACATTATGATAAAACAACTCAAAGAACTAGAAGAGAATTAAACTGGCAACCTAGAAGTTTTAAAGGTTGGGATGGTAAATGGTATAGCTACGATGGCTTAGGTGCTATAAGTGACTGGATTGCACTAACAGCAGATATTGCAGATAACTTTGATACTCTTGAAAATAATAGAGATTTAGAAGTTTTACTAAATAAAGCTGGATTTTTATTAGGTGCAAACTTAACTAACAAAACTTTCCTAGCTGGACTAGAACCTATGTTTGACGTTCTTTCAGGTAACCCAGCTGCTATGAGTAGATGGACTGCTAGTTTTGGTAGTGGTATGCTTCCCGGTTCTGGTCTAAGAAATGAGCTAGGTAGATTACTTACACCACAATTAAAAGAAGTTGAGCAAGATCTTTTATCTTTAACTGCTAATCGTAACGCTATCACTAAAGATATGCTTCCAGATAAATATGACTGGATAGATGGTGGACTTGTAAAAGAGCCAGATTCATTTATGGCAAGATTATGGAATACCTATATGCCAGCATTTAAATCTAGTGGTGCTTTAAGTCCAGAAAAAGAATTTCTTATGGATATTGGTTTTGATGGCAGACCTCAGTTAAATACAAACGGTAAGGGTATCGAATACTCTCCAGCTGAGAGATCAGCCATAACGGAGATGATGGGTAAAGACGGCTATTTTAAAAGAGAAGTTGCAAAAATAATGAAGAGTCAAAATGGACGAAACTTTATTAAAGATTTTAAAAAAGCCAGAGCTTCAGGAGCTGAAATAGATAAAGGAAAATTAAATAATATTCATACATTAATTAAAAATGCTTTACGTAAATCTCAGCAACTTGCTGCGAGCCGAATAGCCCAGAAAGGAAATATACAGCAAAAAACAAATATAAATAAACAAATAAACCAAGCACAAATTAAAGGAGATATAGACGAAATTCTAAGACTCCAAAAAATGGCTAACGAATTATAAAACCACCCGCCAATTAAATAACAAATCGTTTGTATTAACAAATGGCGACAACTGAACATTTTTATACGGGTAACAACTCTCAGGTTAGTTACCCTTTTACATTTCCATATTTATTAAATGCGGATGTCAAGGTAGAACTAGACAACGTACTAAAAACTGAAAATACAAGTGGTCAAACAGATAATGACTACTCCATATCAAATACAAACATTGTTCTCAATACTGCCCCTGGTAGTGGAGTCAATGTACATATCTATAGAGATACTGATGTAGAAACAGTTAAAGCTGTTTATGCAGCTGGCTCCTCTATTAGGGCTGGTGATCTTAATGATAACCAGACACAACTTTTATATTCAGCTCAAGAAGCTCAAACACAGTTAACACGAACAACTGATATAAAAGATGGTGCTGTAAATAGTGCCAAAATCGAAAACAATACAATTGTTAATGCTGACGTAAATGCTTCAGCAGCAATAGATGGAACTAAAATCTCACCAAATTTTGGTTCACAAAACATAGTTACAACTGGAACCGGTGCTACTGGTAATTTAGGAGTAACAGGAAACATAACAGTTTCTGGAACTGTAGATGGTAGAGACGTAGCAACTGACGGTACAAAATTAGATACCGTAGAAACTAATGCTAAAGATGACCAGACAGCAGCAGAAATAAGAACTCTTGTTGAATCTGCTACAGACAGTAATGTCTTTACAGATGCAGATCATACAAAATTAAACGGTATTGAGACAGCAGCTACTGCCGATCAAACTGATGCTGAAATACGAACAGCAGTAGAAGCGGCAACAGATAGTAATGTATTTACGGATGCTGATCATACTAAGCTTGATGGAATAGAAACAGCAGCTACAGCTGACCAGACAATAAGTGAAATTAAAACACTAATAGCTGGATCTCCTTTAGATGCTTCACACCTGGCAGCTAACTCAGTTACAACTTCTGAGATAGCAGATGGAGAGTTAACTACTCTAGCTTCTATGCAATCTGGAACTGCCTCTGTACTTGCAGCTGGAACAACATTAACTTCTACACTTACAGAGTTAAACCAATTAGATGGTAAGACTCTTGGAGAAACTTCTTTAACAAACAATAGTGATACAGCTATTCCAACATCAAAAGCTGTAGCTGATTATGTCAGTTCTTCAATTGCACCTCTTGGTGGATTTGAAGTTATAGCTAATGAAGTAAGTTTTCCAAATACACAACCAGCTAGTGGTGTAGTTATATCTATATCTGATGCTGGAGGAACAGTATTCAATGGTTCTGGAGTAAGTACTACAGGTAGAACTGTAGGCGGATCAACAGTAACTATTAATGGTGCTCCATCTAGTTTAAATAGTGAAACCTTAGTATCTGGTGTAGGTATGATGGTTAGTTCTACAGGATCTAGTCAGACATATAACTATCACAAAATACTAGGTAAAGAAGATGACATTAAACAGTTATCTGATGACATAAATGACTTTAATTCAAGATACAGAGTAGGTTCTTCTAACCCAACATCTAACAATGATGCTGGAGACATGTTCTTCAATACATCAACTGGAAAAATGTTGGTGTATGACGCAACTGACTCAGCATGGGAAGAAGTACAAAGTATTGGTGAGTTCTTTCTTTCTACTTTCTCTGAAAGTTTTGATAATAGTAGAACTGCATTTACAGTTTCTAACCCACCTTCAAACGCATCACAATTAATAATTTCAATAAATGGAGTCATTCAAAAACCTAACTCTGGAACAGGTCAGCCAAGTGAAGGGTTCACTCTTAATGGATCTACTGTTACTTTTAGTGCTGCCATCCCTAGTGGGAGTAACTATTTCGTTATTGTTCTCGGCTCGACAGTAAATATAGGTACACCAAGTGCTAACACAGTTGGAGCTACTCAATTACAGAACGGTCAGATTACTAATGCTCATATAGCATCAAACGCAGCTATTGACGCAAGTAAAATTGCAAACTTATCTACAGATTCAATAACAGAAGGCAACAGTAAAGCAGAAGTTATAGGTAGTGGTACAGATGATGGAGAGTTTAAAGTAACACTTCAAGATGCAACTAGCAGTGGCTCTGGTGCAATTTCATTAAGGCAATATACAAGTGGTAGTTACAATGTTACTGAATTAAATGAAGGTAATAAAGCATCAAACTCTAGTTTAATATTTAATCATTTAACTGCAACTAACGCTTGGAGTAACATATTATTTAAGAAATCAGGAGCATCTACTGGAGAGTCTCAAATAAGATGCAGTGGTGGTACGTCCTTTCAATTCTATCCACAAGATGGAAATGCAATGTTGACGTTGAACAACACAGCTTCTACTTTTCAAAATTTAGTTCAACCATACACAGATAGTACTTACGATTTAGGAACTAATACTAATAGATGGAGAAATTTATATGCCGACACATTATATGGTGACGGATCAAATTTAACTGGTTTACAAGCTGGTGCAACTGGAGGTGACTCTGGTGGTAACGCAGTATTTTGGGAAAACCAACAAACTGTTACACACGATTATTCAATATCTGCAAATAGAAATGCCGGATCATTTGGTCCTATAGCTATTAACAGCGGAATAACAGTAACAGTACCAAGTACATCTAACTGGACAATAATATAATGTCAATAACAATAAACGGAAACGGAACAATATCCGGATATACACCAACAGTCACAACATCTATGCTACCTTCGAGTTCCGTATTACAAGTTAAAAAAACTGTAGTGACTGCTTTAGAATCAATTACTTGTGACACATCAGGTACAGGATCACATGATTCATCCTTAGCTGTAACGATTACTCCATCAAATGTAAATAATATAATTTATGTAAGTGCTTTTGCTTTTGGAGAAGGTAACTCAACGGATCAATCAAATTTTAGTTGTCGATTAAAAAAAGTAATAACTGGCGGTGCAACAAGCTATTATCCAACACCAGTAGGTAATAGATTAGGCGTATTTTCTATGACAGGAACTAGCAATATTAATGCTTCAAACTCACCTGATTCTTTTTCTATTGCTAATTTTCCCGATACTGCTGGTACTACGAGTGCTATTACTTACACACTTCAATTTATGTATTCATTTGGAACTAGCTCTGCTGGTACATACTATTTAAATCGTATTGTATCTGATTCAAATTCAAGTGGTTATCCAAATTTTGTTAGTTGGATTACAGCAACGGAGGTAGCAGCATGAGTATAAAATTAAACGCACAGTCTGGAGGGTCAGTTGCACTAGACGCTCCAACTCAAACAACAAGTAGTGCAGATTTAACATTTAAATTACCTGTAGCTGATGGTTCAGCAAACCAACTATTAAAAACTGATGGTTCAGGAAATCTTGGATGGGCAACAGATCAGGGCGGTAAAATTCTTCAAGTCAAAAGTGTTGCGAAAGTAGATACTTTTAGTGTGAGTGGTAGTGCAAACGGAGCAACAGATGTTACTGGTTTAAGTGTAACTATGGATGCACCCGCTTCATCTGGTAGTAAATATTTGGTTAGCTGTAGTGTTGCAGCAACATCTAATTTTGTTGGTGCGTCTGTATTATTAAATGGTACTACAACAGGACAGCTTTTAACAGGTTCTTCTGCTCCAAGTGGAGGAACAAATGGCATGTCTCCTGATTTACAGCATGGTACCAATTCTGGTAATGCTGATTCCAGACAAATGGAGCTACATTCTTTACAAGTCTTAGATTCTCCGGGTACATCCGCAGTACAAACTTATAAAGTTCAAGTGTATGTTCGTTATGTTTTTCAATCTGGATATAGTCTTTATGTAAATAGACCAAATACAAATAGTGTTGGTAGTGCAGGTTCTCAGACTGGTGGAGTAACTTTTCCAGTCTCAACAATAACAGTTATGGAGATAGCAGCATGATGTTAGATCACGAAGCAATAAGAAAAGCTTATCCTGACGCTTTGGTTATTAATGATGGCACAGGAGTTTTTGATAAAGATGGTAAGTCTATAACTGTTGAACAAAGTAAAATTGATGCTGCAAGAATTGAATTATCAAAACTTGACTATCAATGGAAAAGAGCAGAAGAATATCCCTCTGTGGTCGATCAGTTGGACTTAATTTTTCATTCAGGCATTGATGCTTGGAAGGCAAAAATAAAAGAAACAAAAGATAAATTTCCTAAATCATGAGCACAATAAAAACTAACCAGCTTGCACATACAGCTAATGGTGCAAGCGTATATACACTGCCACAAACAGATGGTAGTGCTGGACAAGTATTAAAAACTGATGGCTCTGGTAATTTAAGTTGGACTACACCTAGTCAAGGTATTTCCATGATTGATTCTTGGAGACTTACAAGTGATACAGCAAACGGTAATAATGGTACTCAAACTTCATGGGCAGCAGCAACTAATATGAACGCTTCCAGTCTTGGTTCAGCGTTAACATATGATTCTAGTTCTGGTTTATTTAGTTTTCCTAGCACAGGACATTATTTAATAATATTTTCAGCAAGATTTTTTCTTGATTCTGGAAATGATGGAGCAGCAAATATAGATCTCCAAGTAACTAATGATGGTAGTAGTTTTGACGTAGGTGCAATGCTTAGTTATGGAGCACAAGAAGGTGGTACTCGTTCAACAACTACTGGACATTTTGTTTTTGATGTAACCAGTACAACTACTTGTAAGTTTAAATTTGTAACTCATTCAATGTCAAGTTCGTCAGATGTTACTGGAAATGCTACTGAAAACCAAACTTATTTCCAAGTTATACGTTTAGGAGATACATAATGGCATTAACACAAATAAAAACAGAAGGCATTGCACAGGATGCCGTAATTGGTAGTAAAATACCAGCTAATGCCATAGGTAGTAGTGAGATAGCAGCTGACCAAGTAACTGCTAGTGAATTAGCTAATGATGCAGTAGACACTAATGCCATACAAGACGATGCCGTAACTGAAGCTAAAATAGCTAATGATGCCGTAAGAATGGAGCATATATTAGGTGGTGCTGTAACCGATTCAGAATTAGCTTCTAACGCAGTTAGTTCAGCTAAGATAGCTACTGGTGCAGTTATTGCTGGAAAAATTGCTGCTAACGCAGTTACTTCAGCTAATATAGCTAGTGGTGCGGTTATTGCTGGAAAAATTGCTGCTGATGCAGTAGTTAATGCGTCTGTAGATGCAAGTGCTGCAATAGCTGGAAGTAAAATATCTCCTGACTTTGGATCACAAAACGTACAAACAACAGGAACTATATCAGACAGCAAAGGTGATTTGCGTTTAATACCTAAATCTGATAAGTCGAGTGCTTATACAATAGTTTCTGCGGATTCTGGTACTGTTCTTTATACTCAAGCAGGTATAACTGTACCTTATAACACAGTAGCGGCTGGAACGACTGTTACCGTTATTAATACTACAAGTTCAAATATAACTATTACACAAGCATCAAATATGGTTCTTAATAACTCAGCCGATGCAACTACTGGAAATAGAACACTTGCAGGTAAAGGTATGGCAACTATTTATTTTGCAAATACCCAAAATGCTTTTATATCAGGTGCAGGGTTAAGCTAATGCCTATACAGCAAATACTTTTAGGTCTTGGTGCTGTATCAGACTTAAAACATACCGTAAGTGATGATGATACAAACTTAAATGCAGCTACTATATTTGGCAGTGATTATACTGTTGATATAACAAAAATTATTATTATCCCAAGTGGATTTGAAATTGGTGCAACAACCAGTACAAGTAATAGAGCATTAACCATACCTTCTGGATTAGTAGGTACTTTAGAAATACAAAACGCTGGAACCATATCTGGTGCTGGAGGTGCTGGAGGAACTGGTGGAAATAGTGCTGCTGGTTCTTCTGGTGGCTCTGCTATTTATATTGCTAGTAATAACGTAACAGTCACTAACACAGGA